AAACAAAGTTCGACGAGGCCATGAACGTCAAGTTCGTCAAAAATAAGTCGGCCGACAAGATCGACGGCGTGGTTGCGCTGGCGATGGCAATCGGTGAATATATGACCGCGACGCGTGGCGCGAATGACGACCGCTCGGTGTACGAACAAACGGGAATCCGCTACCTATGAAAAACACAATTAACACCGCGCAAGTGTTTCAAAATCAATGCGCGACGCTCGATTCCTTCAACCAATTATTCAATGTTTACATTGGTGAGGGAAATCAAAAAATCGCTGCCTATGAATCGTGCGAAATAATGCACGTTTCAATGTACGGGCGGCGACGTTTTCAATCTTATCAATCGTTTCAAAATTCACTCAATCATGCAAAACGAAACCTCACAAATCAACGATAAAATTTCCGAAATCATTGAGAAACTCGAAGATTTGGTTTTGGCAAAAAATACGACCTACGGCAATTCGCTACAAAACCCGGTGCGGGTGTTTTCACGCGCCACGTCGGTCGAATCCATTTGCGCCCGCATTGACGATAAGTTGTCGCGCATTTCAGCGGTCGGCGTGAACGACGACACCATTGACACCATTTATGATTTGATGGGGTACTACGTCCATTTGCTGATCGCGCTGGAGCGTGAAATTTGACGTTGTTCAAAAGTTTCTTTGTATTTATTTGGTTTATATTGATGCGCCGTGTATTTTATTTATATATATATATATCCCGTAGGGATATATATATATATAAATAAAATCAACAACGCGTGTCAATAAGTTTTGCGGGAACATCCGCGCATGGTTCGGAAAACTATTCGTATTTTTGAAGGGGATTTCCTTACTATGGCCGAAACGAAAACAACCTTTGCTGCCCGCGTGATCGGATTATTCCGCGCCTCACCGAACAACCCGTCAACCTCGTTGGCCAAACCCGCGGAATGGTTATTCTCGGACGACCGCTCAAAGACCGGCGTCGCGGTCAACGAAAAATCCGCCATGACGTTTTCGGCGGTTTGGGCATCGGTTCGTATTTTATCGGAAACCATCGCGTCACTACCTTGGAACGTTTACACCAGCGAAGACGAATCGCCAATGGTGGTTCCCAGTCACCCGATCACGAAAGTACTGCGCCGACCAAACGCAATGATGACGTCAATGACGTTCCGCGAAACGATGATGGCGAACCTCGCCCTTCACGGAAACGCGTTTGCATTCATTGAGCGCGACGGCGCGGCCCGTGTGACGCAAATGATTCCCGTTCACCCGTTGCGCGTTGAAATCAAAGTGGTGCAAAACGAAAAGTTTTACCACGTTGACAAAAAAGAAGTTTACTCGGATTTCGAAATGATCCACGTTTGCGGTTTGTCGTTCGACGGGGTTATGGGAATTTCACCGATTAAGGCGGCCCGCGAAACATTCGGAATCGGTTTGGCGGCCAACCAGTTCGGCGCTCAATTCTTTGGCAACGGCGCAAACGTCGGCGGCGTGTTAACGCACCCCGGACGTTTGTCGGACGAAGCATATACACGAATCAAAAATTCGTGGGCGAATTCATACGGCGGTTTGGGCAACGCCCACAAGACCGCGATTCTTGAAGAAGGCATGAAAATCGAGCGCATGACGATTCCGCCCGACCAAGCGCAGTTCTTGCAAACCCGCGTTTTTCAAGTTGAAGAAGTCGCCCGTTGGTTTCTTATTCCGCCGCACATGATCGGCGACCTTAAAAATTCCGCGACCCGTGCAAACGTCGAAGAACAAGGCATCCAATTTGTGCGAAACACGATCCGCCCCTACGCCGTGCGCTGGGAGGAAGAATTCACGCTCAAATTGTTTGGTTCTGAATCCGCATTCTTTGTGCAGTTCAACCTCGAAGGTTTACTTCGCGGCGACATAAAATCACGATACGACGCCTATGCGGTCGGTCGTCAATGGGGTTGGTTGTCGGTAAACGACATTCGCAAAAAAGAACAACTGCCCGACGTCGATGGTGGCGACATTTATTTGCAACCATTGAACATGGTGAACGCTGGTCAAGACGAAAGCATTTAAGACGATGCCGTTTTCCGATTACCCACAAGCCGCAACCGACAACGCCAACCGCGCGTTGGAGCATCGCGAAGAATACGATTCCCAATGCGGAACGCCCGTTGGTTGGGAAACCGCTCGCATTTTATCGGAGCGTGAGGCCATATCGGTTGAACGCCTACCCCGCATTTATTCGTTTTTATCACGCGCCAAGGTTTACGACCAAGGCGATTTTTTCGATTCCGAGAAAAACGAAATTTGCGGATCCGTTATGTTCGCCGCGTGGGGCGGTGACGAAATGTTGATTTGGGCCGAAGAAACATATAAAAATTCTGAAGAATATAAAATGGAACATGACATTAACCGCGCCGAACCCGGCGAACTCGAATTAGGCGATTTCGTGCGTTGGAATTCGTCAAATGGGTTCGCCTATGGTCGCATCATAGAAATCGCGTTAGAAGGCGAATTAGAGGCCGATTCGGGGTTCGTAGTGAACGCAACCGAGGACGACCCCGCCGCAAAGATTCGAATTTTCCAATTTGATTCTGAAATTGAGGCATACGTCGAGCAAGAACCAGCGCTGAACGTGGTGCATCGTTTTTCTACTTTAGAAAAATTTGCCGCCGACGTTCGCAAGAACATTCCGATTATGGAGCGCCGCACCACGACGCAACGCGCGGACGTGAACGGCCAAACCATCGCGGGCTATGCTGCCGTGTTCAATTCGCCGTCCGAAGATTTGGGCGGGTTCATTGAATACATCGCGCCGGGCGCGTTTGATTCCGTTATGAACGACGACGTTCGCGGGTTCTATAACCACGATTACAACTACCTTTTGGGCCGCGCATCGTCCGGAACCCTCCGTTTGTCAACCGACGAACGCGGTTTGCGGTACGAAATTGATTTGCCGAACACAACCTACGCCAACGACTTGATTGAGTTGATGCGCCGCGGTGACGTCAATCAATCGTCGTTCGCCTTTATGATCGAATCCGATTCTTGGTCGGTCAAGGGCAAACAAAACATTCGCACGATCACGAAAATATCGCGCCTCATTGACGTTGCACCCGTCGTGATTCCCGCATACCCCGCCGCCACGTCGCAACTTGTGACGCGTGCGCTAAACACCGACGCCGAGGTTCAAACCTCGGTTGCCGACGCCGAACCAGTTGGTTCGGAAATCGAAAACGTAGACAAGGCTGAACGGCCGAATTTGCGCTCTTTACTTTTAAGAATAATTAACCTTAATTCATAAAATCATGAATTCAATTCAACTGCGCGAAAAACGCGCCGCGTTGGTAAACGAGATGAACAATATCGTTGCCGCCGCACAAACCGAAGGCCGTTCGCTGAACGCCGAGGAAAATCAAAAGTTTGATGCAATCGAAACCGACGTTCGCGCCTATGGCGAAAGCGTTGAGAAAATCGAGCGTGCCGAGCAAATGAAGAAGGAGATTGCCGCCGGTCGCGAAGTACGCGCCGAACAAAAGGAAATCACCAAGCACGCAGCATTTTCAAAATACCTTCGTAACGGAATGGGCGGTCTTACTGCCGAAGAACGTTCTTTGGTTGAAATGCGCGGTACCGATTCTCAAATCACCACTACCGATTCACTCGGTGGATTCTTGGTTCCCGAAGATTTCTCGAACATTCTTGACGTTGCGACGAAATTCACCGGCGCCATTGAGGGTCTTGCTCAAGTTCTAAACACTACAAGCGGCGCTACTTTGCCTTATCCAAAGGTGAACGATACCAGCGTTGTCGGTGCAATTTTGTCTGAAGGTTCCGCCGACGTGGTTTCCGATATGACATTTGCCGCCCTAAACCTCGGTGCTTACACTTATTCTTCAAAAATTGTTAAGGTTTCTTACCAACTTTTGCAAGATGCAGCGTTCAATCTTGACGAATTCCTTGTGAACACTCTTGGCGAGCGTATCGCACGCGGTCAAAACGCACACTTCACAACCGGCACCGGATCAAGCCAACCACAAGGTTTGATCACCGCTGGTTCAAGTGCATTGACTACCGCGAGTGCAACTGCAATCACGGCCGACGAAATCTTGACGCTAATTCATAGCATCGACAAGTCGTACCGCAACTCACCTAAATTTGCCTTGATGGGTGCCGACACTACGGCTGCCGCTATTCGCAAACTGGGCGTTGGTTCTTCTAACGACTTCCCCGTATTTATTCCGGGAATGGCAATGGGCGAACCCGACCGCGTGTTCGGAGTTCCCTTCTACGTCAACAACGACATGGACGCAATCGCCGCTACTAAAAAGGCATTGGTCGCCGCTGATTTCAGCAAATATGTCGTTCGCAACGCTGGAGGCGTTCAAATGCTTCGTTTGAACGAGCGTTTTGCTGATGCCCTTTTGGTTGGGTACATTGCTTACAAGCGTTCCGACGCGGGTGCAATCGACACCGCTGCCATCAAGTACATCACTCAAAAGGCATAATCGAATGGAAGTTCGATTCATTAAAACTTTGGTTGGTAACGGGTTTGCATATCGCTCTGGCGAGGTGCATACCCTTACCGCCGAAGCGGCGATGGAGTACGTTGTCGCGGGTTTGGCTGAAGTTATCGCCAAACCCGTCGACCAACGCGCTGAACGCGCAGTTCCAAAAACTAAAGTTCAAAAAAGATAAAAATCATGATCACGCAAAAAACAATTCAGATTGTAACGCCCCCAGCGTCGGAACCATTAACATTGGCCAACGTGAAGGAATTTTTGCGAGTTGATCACAACGACGACGACGTTACGTTGGCGATTTTTATTTCCGCGGCCCGTGAATTGTGCGAATCATTCACTCGGTTGGCGCTGATGCCAACCACGTTCGAAGAATACTTCGACGATTTCCCAACGTATTCGGGGGACTACAAAGACGAAATACATTTGTCACGCTCGCCAGTTACGGCCGTGACCTACGTCAAATATATTGATGGAAACGAAACAACCATCACGGCAAACGCCAACGACTACAAAGTCGATTTAATTTCCCGACCCGCCCGCATTTCACCCGACGCGGGTTGGTTTGGAACCTACGAAACAATCAACGCCGTATTCATTCGATACGTTGCGGGGTACGCCAACGCCGCGTCGGTTCCGGCGGCACTCAAACAAGGAATGCTTTTGGTCATTGCCGATATGTACGAAAACCGCACGGATTCCGTGAAGCGGTTGCCAACGGCGTCGGAATATCTTTGGAACCCCTACCGAGTTTTTTCATTTTAAGCGATGAACCCCGGCGATTTCGACCAGCGCATCGTGATTCAATCGTTCGTTCCCGCGGAATCGAGCGTGGTCGCCGTTGTCGATACATTTGAGCAACGCGTGACAAACGATTTCGGCGAACTGGTTTCGGAATCGTGCGTCGTTGACGCAATCCAAGACGAACTTGGCGGCATCGCCCAAGATTATTTCGGGCAACGCCGCGTCGATTTCACAACCTTGGCGGCCGTATGGGCGAAGGTCGAAGAAAAATCGGGCGTCGAAGGTGAAATGTCTTATCAACTAATCGCCGAACGGCGGGTTCAATTCGTGATCCGCTGGCGCAGCGACATCAACGAACAAATGCGGATTCTTTACCGCTCAAAGATTTACGAAATCGAATCTATTATTTCGGACGACGCGCGAAAACATACAATGAAGATTCATACTAAATTGTCGGACAATGGC